AAAGCGTGAAGATGGTGATTTAGGTATTTTACAAATTATTAATCATATTTTAGAAAAGCCTGATGAAAGATTACTTCAATATCATTTTGTGTATGATGGATATTCACCTCTAGCAAATTACAGAATGTATATGAAAGAATTAAATGATTTTGATATGAAATATAAAAATAACTCTAGAATTATAGTTTTACCTGAAAAAAAAATGTAATATATTATAATGAAAAGTAAAGTAAATGATTTATTACTTAAGTTATCTATGACTGACCCCACCCTCCCTGAATTCTTAGAAATTTCTAAGCAAGTTGCTGAAGCATTTAAGGCAACTACTAAAGAAAAATTAGAAAAGGTTAAAGTTCCAAAGGAACCTAAGACACCCAAAGCTAAAGCACCTAAGACAAAGTTATGCGACGACTGTTCTGAAATGCTTATGTCAAAACTTGAAGAAATAATAATTTAGTATAGATTTTTTACAGAAAAAAATCTCTAGTAAAGTATATATGGAAAGTTCAGATATCAGTGAAAATATTCCTGTAAGAGATATCTACGCGAATAATAACGAAGGTGAAAAGCATATTATTGCTTTTGAATCAAACAACCGTAATCTTGATATGTTGCAAGCAAAATATTTAAGATATTTAAAAGCAATTGAATTTAAACCAACTGCTGTCTATGATATTGGGTCATCTCTTAAACATTGGTCTAATCTAGCTAAATTAACATTTCCTGACGCAGAAGTATATTTATTTGATGCATATGATGTATTTCAAGAATTATACGAAGGAGAGAAATATGTTACAGTTTGTTTAAGTAATGAAGATAATAAAGATGTTAAATTTTATCACAAGTCAAACCATACTAGTTTAAAGTCATATAAGATTAGTCACGGATTAGACACTGATTATTTTAAAAATTATAAGACAGAAAGATTAGATACTTTAGTTGATAGATTAGGATTACCTCAACCTGAATTAATTAAAATAAATGTTTGTGGTGCAGAGAAAGATGTAATAGAAGGAGGTGTTGATACAATTAAAAAAGCTAAACATCTTTTAGTTGCACTCCAGAATGAAAGATATTTTGATGCTCCTCTTGCATCAGAGGTTGGTCCTTATATTGAATCATTAGGTTTTAAAATGATGAAAGCCCTTGACTGTTTCCAGACAGGAATAATAATTTATCATTTTGAAAACAAAAATATATAGTTATTCAATTTCCAGTTTTTTTTACAGACTCTATAGAAGTTATAAAAAAAAACTGAAAAATGAATAAAGACTTTCTCAAGACTATTTTCTATAATAATATATATGCCAGATTTTCATACTGAAGTAGGTGGTGCTATTGATGCTACTCATACATATTATAATATCGTAGTTAAAAATGATAATGCAGTATCACAAGTAGCGGTCCCATTAGTATTTAATGAATCAAGAGAAGTTCCTATACTTGTTAATCCTTCAGAACATTTTATGTCGGTTATGCGTTTTACACTTGAAACAAGTACCCTACCTGTATTTATTCCTATTCCATTATCAGGTAGTGTGATTGTCCAAGGTAGTCCAATTGAAACTATTTATACAATTTCACTTAAGGATTCTACTGGTACAATAGCTACTAGGAATGTTTTATGGGTTCCTGAAGATTTAACATTTCCACAACCTGAAGGAAAAGTTACTCAACAGATGTATAATAATCCTTATTTTTATTGTTATTCTTATCAACATTTTATTAATCTAATAAATAATACTTTGGTAGCTCTCCAAGCAGACCTTGGATTAATTAGTGTTCCTAGTTTATTTTATGATACTAAAACTAATTTAATTAGTGTAGTAGCAATTGAGACTGATTGGAGAACTCAAATTGATGGGACATTAATGGGAACACAAGGTACATTATATTTTAATTCTGCATTATTTAATTTAACATCTGCTTTAAGTTCTATATATGTTGCTAATACATTAGGAAACGATATAGACTATCAAATAGTTTTTTCTACTGGAACGAATGCAACACTTCCTCCATATCCTTTTGTACTTAATACATATGTAAATCTTCTTGATAATGCTGTTTATATTAGAAATGTTGAAGACTATCCAACTATAGCTTTATGGACTCCTGTTAGGTCAGTAATATTTAAAAGCAGTTTATTAACTAGTGTAGCAGAACTTCAAGGAGTACCTCAAGTATATGGTTATACTAAAACTTCTATACTTTCACCTTATCCATTATATAGTCCAACAACTCAATACGGAATTGGTTGTAGTGTAACTTTAAATAATGCTAATTATAGATTAAATTATATACTATTAACTGCTCCAACGCCAGCTGTTGGTTCTGATTGGTCTAAATTTACAATTCCTTATTATAGTCCTTATGATAGTTATAAATTAAATACATTTGTTACATATGGTGGTAATATTTATCAATTACAATCTCCTTATGTAACACCATCAACACAACCAATACCTGGTTTAGCAAATATTACTAATCCTTGGGTTGTAGCCGCTGTACCTGCTTATAGTAATGTTGCTTTATATACATTAGGTAATAATTCATTATCACCTTCAATTGTAAGTTCTGGTGGTTTTAATTGGATTATAACATATCAAGCAACAGAAGCAGTACAACCTAGTCCTATTGGAAATCCAAATTGGTCTTTATTTCAGAATACAGTACTATCAGATTATAACCCATCAAATGCAGATGTATTAAATGTATTAATAGAACATAGTGTTGAATTAGTTAATGGTACTGAATATAAACCTTATATTTATTATGAACCTACTGGAGAATATAGATTAACTGATTTATATGGTCAAATGCCTATTAATCAAATTCAATTAGAAGGATTATGGAAAGATAGTTTTGGTAACTTAAATCCGATTTATTTACCAGTCGGAAGTTCAGCTTCAATTAAAATATTATTTAGAAAGAAAAACTTTAATTCTGATTTATTATAAATAGATATAATTATATTTTCTATAATTATATATATATATGAGTGCTTTAGCAGTTCAAGCTATTATGAATCAAAAACGAAGAGAAGATAATTATAATAAACAACAAAAAGTATTACAAAGTCAAAAAGATTATAAGGCATCACAATTAGGTGGTATTGCTAATTCAGATATTCTCTATTATAATATTTTAGTTCATAATAATAATACAGGATTTGATGATAATGGTAAGCCTACTAATACTAATACTAGTATTCCACTTGTCTTTAATGAAACTCGTTCTCAACCTTATGTAAATTGTGCTGATAATTATTTTATGTCAGTAGTTAGATTTGATGTAGATACTTCATCTCTCCCAGTATTTATACCAGAACCAATTGTAGGTTCTTCACCAAATGGTACTTCATTTGATACTATTTATTCTTTTTATATTAATGGTATTAAGTCTGTTGTAACTTGGACTCCTGCTAATACATCTTTATATATTCCTACAGTAGCACCTGCTAATTATTCTAGTTATGAATATTTTTATTGTTATTCTTATAATTATTTTCTTAGTTTATTAAATGGTCAAATGAATGTAGCATTCGGAGGAGGTTCTCCTTTTTTGACATATGACAAAGCTAATGTAACTATAACAGGTTCTTTATCTGATTGGCAGACAGATTATTTAGGTAGTGGTCCTAATACTTTATCATTTAATCCAGCATTATATAATTTATTTAGTTCGTTACCAGCTATTAAACAACCAGATGGAAATTATCAAATATTATTCGTTGCAAATCCATCTGGATTAAATTTTGTAAATGTTCCAACTACTGCATCAATAACACCAATAACTTATAAAGCTGTTGCAAGTAGTACTGAATTTACACCATTTCCAATTTGGAATCCAGTAGAAACTATTTTATTTGTAACTAATTTAATGCCAGTTGTTTCAGAACTAGTTGCTAAACCATTAGTGTATGGTCAAAAAATTGATAATACTGTATATCCACCTCCTAACAATACATTGCCTCCTTCATATGAAAAGACAGGAGCTAATGTTGCTTTTATAGGTAGTCCTACTAACTATAGTATAAGTAATGCAGGTGTTCAAAATATTCTTACTGATTTTGCATCTCCTCAAAATTATGGTATAGAATATAAACCAAGTATTAGTTATACACCTATAGCAGAATTTAGATTAACAGATTTATACGATGAAAAAGCTATTAGAGACTTAGATATAGAAGTTTATTGGAAAGATTATTTAGGAGAAATTCACCCTTTCCTCTTACTATCAGGAGGTACAGCTAATCTAAAAATTATGTTTAGAAAAAAAGATTTTAATACTCAATATTAATTCTAAATATTATTATATGAATCCAACACATTTATATTATAATATTGAAATTTATAATAATGCTAACGGTTATGATATTAGTGGTAATTCAATTTATACTGTAAAAGCTAATACTATTTCTTATGTAGAAAACAGAGCTAATGCTTATTTAGATAATCCATCTGATTATAACTTAACTGTTATATCTTTTAATTTTGATAATAATTATTTACCTTTACAGATAGTTCAACCTCTTCAAAATAGTAGTTACTACATAGGACAAGGATTTCCTACTGTATATGCAATTGCAATTAGTGGTAATACTATTCCACTTTCTAATTTAGCTCACTTATTCTGGCAACCACCAGACATAACAATAAAATTAGATGGTCCTATAACTAACAGTAATATAAACAATGAGTATTTTTGGAATTATGATATTAGTTATTTTATAACTTTATTAAACCAGACAATATATAATCTAATATTATCTGTAGCTCCTACTGAAACAATTTTTCCTTATTTTTTCTATGATAGTACCACGAAACGAATTACATTTAATGCTCCTTTAACTTTTACTAATGGTACTTACAACTTATTTATAAATGGACCATTACAAAATTTATTAGGTGGTTTTGATTATATATATACACAAAACTTATATAATATAAGAGTAGTCAATAATAATAATACTAATATAATTAATAATAATGGCAATCCTTATGTCCAAATGATACAAGAATATAATACAATTCAAAATTGGAATCCTGTTCATTCTATATTATTATTATCACCTGTTCTACCAGTTGTAGATGAGTTGTATGCTACTCCATTAATCCTAGGTACTCGGAATAATGTAACTAGAGCTAACAATGCTGGAGTTTTAAATGTACTATTTGATTTTACTACTTCTCAACAAGACAACCCAGAAACAAATTTTGAACCATCAGGACAGTATATATTAGCTTCATTAGTAGGTATTAATCCTGTATCAGAACTACAGATTATTATGATGTGGGAAGATGCTTTTGGTAATTTATACCCTTTAAAGTTAGAAACAGGTTCAGGATTATCTTTAAAATTATTGTTTAGAAAAAAAAAATTTGAATATAAAAAAATTGAGGAATAAAAAATATAGTAAAAGTATTTATTTTATTTTAATAATTATAAAATAAATTCTAAAGTTAATTATATATATATGTCCGCAGATTTTGAAAAAGTATTAATTAAAGACCCTCGTTTAGATGTGTCCGACTCAATCAAATATGGTGTTATTAAAGGAGGTCAAAATGTGACAGCTTCCCCATTTAACGCTATATCAGCCTCAAATTCTCAATTAGTCTTCAACATTCAAGTTCCATCAGAGCAGACCATAATAGATAGAAGGGTGCTTCTTCAAACTGAATTAAATTTAGAATTAAATTTTATTGATACCCAAGGTTGGTATTCTTATATTGCTACACCCAGAGCTACAGCCTCACCACCAAATACTTATATATTAGTTCCTGCTGAAGGTGGTGGCGTACCTCTTGCAACTGGTTCTGCATACGGTATGTTATCAGCTCTCGCTGCGTTCCCTCTCCACCAATTGATGACTGTAATGAACGCAACAATTAACAATAACACTGTATCATTAAATATAAGAGATGTATTACCAGCTATGATTCGTATGTTAGATTTAGAAGACCTCGTCTGTTGGAATAATTCAACACCTACATTCCCTGATACTCTTGCAAATTATACACACAATTATGGAAGTTTAAGTAATCCTCATTCATCATACTGGGCAGTTAATGACCCTCGTATGATGCACAGAGGTTGTTTTGTACCTACTAATTATGGTACTAGAGTAATACCTGCAACTGGTAATGTCGCATCTTCTGCAACAGTTACATCTTCTCCAGCTATTATTAATGAAAGATGGTCTTGGTTACTCACTGAACCTCTTTTACTTTCTCCTTTTATTTTTGCAAATCTCAAAGCTAATGGACAAGGATTTTATGGGATACAAAACTTAAATTTTGTTTTCAATATAGGAGACACTTCAAGAGTTTTCAGAGGCTTTAATGGTATAGTTTCTGACAGTTTCTCATTAAGTACATATGCAGTTAATTCACCTGCTCTCGGTTTTGGTGCTACAGGTGGTTATGGTGCATTACCTTATTTATCAAGCCCTGGTGCTAATACAATCACAAATAATAATGGTGGTGCTCCTCAAACAGTTCCTCCTGGTGTAATTCCTGGATGGACTGATGGTACTACAAACTTATTTACATTAGGTAAGACCCGTCTCTTATTTAATTTTTTGACCCCACACCCCTCTGATTTAATGCCAGCACGCAACATCGTACCCTTTTACGAATTACCTAGGTATATTTCTGCAGGAGGTACCGTAAGTGCGGCTGTAACAAAAGCAATGGGTGGTAGTTATAATACATACAACTATACCTGTGTAACACCTGGTGAAGGTAGATTACAAACCAACTCCCTTCAATTAAATCAAATTCCCGATAAGCTAATCATATTCGTAAGAAAATTAGCAGGTAATCAAAATTATGGAGACCCTGATGTCGCTTTACCAATCACTCAAGTATCTATAAATTTCAACAATATGAGCGGTATCCTTGCAAGTGCAAATCAAGTGCAGCTCTGGCAAATGTCCCGTGAGAATGGTGTAAATAGTTCTTGGATAGAATTTTCAGGTGCAACAATGGGTAACAGAGTAAATAATAATGTTGTTAATGGTATTCAATTTCCTCCTGGAGGCGGTGGTAATAATGGTAATTATATTGCAGCTAACCCTCAAGGTGCTGACCCTAATACTTACCCTGTTCCTTCATTTTATAATAGTTGGGCTCCCTACTGCCAACAAGTAGTACCTACAGTCGGTTCTTATTTATGCTTAGAGTTTGGTAAGGACATACAATTAACTGAGGACTTCTACGCACCTGGATCGCTCGGTAACTTCAATTTACAAGTTCAATTATCAGTTGCAAATTATAACTTATATGCATACGATTCTCAATCACCTTGTGAAATCGTATTGGTGACAATGAACTCAGGTGTATTTGTATGCGAACGCGGTACCTCATCCACTTATACTGGTATTTTAACAAAGCAAGATGTACTTGAAGCCTCTCAACAAGACCACTACACACACAATGATGTAAATAGAATGGTAGGAAGTGGTTTTGGTAAGAACTTCTTAAGTGCAGCTGCTTCTGGTTTAAAAAAAATGGGTAGTCAAGTAGTACAACAAGCTAAACAACACGGTCAAGCAGCTTTAAACCAAGCTAGAGATACAGCAATAGAACACGGTAAGAACTTCGTAAGCCAACAAGTTGCCCAAAGAGCTCCTGCTATGTCTGGAATGGTAGATAATGCAATGGGAAGACCTTCTAGAGCAAGACGCTCCAGACGCTCTGGTCGTGGCTTAGAAGAACATTATTAAAAATATTATAAGAATAATTAATTATATTGATTATTCGTTTAATATAGGAATTGTAATACTTGGCGGAGGTGTTCTATCTTCTTCAAGATTAACTCTACAACATTTTGATATTATTAATATTCTATGTGTTTCTAGATATCTAAATAATAAATAGGTTATAAAAAATACCATACCCGAAACTCCACCCCCCGCAAGTATAGGTAAAAAGTTGTCCATATAATATTAGATAGATTTTATTCAGAAGTCAGTTTTTTTTCCAGACTCTATAGAAGTTGTAAAAAAAAACTGAAAATTGAATAAAGAATATTCTCAAGACCGTTTTTTCAATTATGAATAAATATTATAATTAAAAATAAATCTCTACATTTATATATATATAATGCCTTATGACAATGAATATAATAGGATGTTAGCTAGAGATATAGATTATTTTAATCGTAAATATGTGGCTCACTCAGACGCAACAGGACAAGGAACAATTGATTATCGTTCATCATATGCCAGTAATACTATGTTAGGTGGTGGTGCTGGTTGTGCTGAATATAATTTAAGTGGTGGTGCTATTCTTGGTATTCAAGATGGAACAGTTTTAGGAGGTCCTAAAGTTAGACAACCTAACAGGGCTATCCTTTCTACATTTAGTAGTTTAGGTGCTCCTTTACAACCAGCTAGTGGTATGCAAGTAAATAGTTCTAATGTTTCTCAAGCAGTAAGACAAGCTTTAGAAGAAAAAGCTTTATATGGTAGAGGCAGAGGAAGATACGGAGGACAACAACAATCAAGTGAAGCTGAACTCAAAAAATTACTAGCTGAAGAAATGAAAAAGGCACAACCTAAGATGGAAAATAAAACTGAAAACTACGCTGAAAGAGATGCTAATAAAGAAGTTGATAAAGCTATATCTAGTGAATTAAGAAGTGGTGGTTCAGCTTTAGGTAATATGTATATTGGTGGTGCTGAAGGTATAAGAAGTAAAGCTGAATTAAAGAAATTAGTAGATAAAGAAATAAAAGAAGAAGAAGATAAAATTAATCAACAAACTCACGATTTAAATGTTAGAGAAGCTGAAAAAGAAGTTGCTAGAGAACTTGCATCTGCTAAGAAAGGTTCAGGAAGAAATATTGGTGGTATCTTTGGTAAGATAGCATCTAGTATTAAAAAAGGTGCTATAAATGTTGCAACAAATGCAGCGAAGAATGTAGCTAATAAAGTAAAAGAAAAAGCTTCAAATTATTTTGCACCTCCACAAAATAATGAACCTCACCAATCTAATTTAGATTATGATTCAGAATCTAGTTCTAGTTCGGAATCTAGTTCTAGTTCTGAACCTTACTCTGACTCTAGTTCAGAATCTACTGAAACTGAATCTGAAGAAGAAAAAGGAGCAAAGGGTTCAAAGGGTGCAAAAGGTTCTAAAGGAAATAAGTGTCCTCCTTGCAAAGATGCTTATGACTCTAGTTCAAAACCAAGAGCTTCTAATGTAGGAGCAAAAGCACAATTTGAAAGACCAACAGTAACTAGAACTAATTATTTAGAGAAGACCGAAAAGCCTCCAGCTAAGAAGAAAGAAGGAGCAGGAGCTAAACATTTAAAAGCTTTACATAATTCAGCAAAACCAAAAGCAGCACCAAAAGCAGCACCAAGAACAAGAGTATCAAGAGGTGGTAGTTTTATTACTTCTGTTCAAGCTTCAGTTGGATTACAAGACGGACCTAGAGTTAAATCAGAAATGAAAGGTTCTTATATGTCTGGAGGAGCAAAACCAAAGAGAGCAGAAATAGTTAAGAATATTATGAAAGAAAAAGGTATTAGTATGATTGAAGCTTCAAAATATGTAAAACAACATAATTTATATTAGTAATTTTGAAAAATCATATAGTATAATTATAAATATTTAGTTTCTAAATATCTATATATATATGCCTATTGATAATAATTATAATCGTTTAATAGCAAAACAAGTAGATGAAATTAATCAACGCTATATTGAAACATTTGGTAATGATGCAACTGTAGCAAGTAGAATTACTGCAGATGCTAATAAAGAAGGTGGTAACAGAATGAAAGGTGGTACTATTTTAGGAAATGACCACTATGCATTTACAACCCCTCAATCTAAATCTGACTGGAGTAGTTTATATGCAAATGCAATTCATAATCCATTACTTGCTTCAAATGCTGGTCTAGTTTGGAATTCGGGTAAATACCAACCTTATCACGATACAGGTGAAATAGGTGAAAAAGTAGAACACATTTTAGTCGGAGGTTATTCAATTAGAGCCGATGAAGATGACTTAAAAGAAGGTGAAGAAATTATATCAGATGAAGGTAAAGCTTATAGAAAGTCAGGGGGTTTTTTTTGGTTTATTGCGATAGCCATAGCCCTTGCAAAAAAAGCAGCAGCCAAAGCAGCAGCTATTGCATTAAAAAAAGCTATTGCAGCAGCAAAGGCAGCCGTTAAGGCTGCCGTAAAAAAAAAGGTCAAAGGGCAAGTAAAAGCCCAAGTAAAAAAAAAGGTCCAAGACAAAATAAAGGAACAGATAAAGAATCAAGCGAAGAACAGGATTAAAGAGGAATTAAAAGGTGAAGTAAAAGAAACAGTAAAAGAAACTGCAAGAGAAAGATTAGCGAGGCTACAATCTGGAAATGTCCCAGCGGCAGATAGTAAAGGTTTTGATAAGATAGTTGCGAGAAGTATGGAATTAGAAGAATTAAAAAAAGACCCTGTTGCTAATGCAACAAAGATTAAACAGAAACAAGCAGCTATTCAAAGGTCTGAAGCAGTAGCTCAAAAAAAAGGTTTAAAGACATACCTACAACAAAATAGAGTTGGTAAAGATGAAAACTTTTCTCAAGCAGATGTTGATAAACTCAGAGGAGAAATTGAACAAAAAGTAAGAGCTGAAAAAGCGTATGATTTAAAGAGAGCTAACGAAGAAGTAGAAAGAATTAACAAAGAACTAAGAGATAATAAAGCTAATGCACAAAAAGCATATGACGAAGCATCAAAAGCAAAACATTCAACTCAAGAAGCTATTACACAAAAAGATAGAGATATCAAAGACTTAAAAATACAATTTGAAAGAACACTTGCTAGAAAGAAAGCTGAAAGAGATGCTAAGGAAGATAAGTTAATTCAAAAGAAAAGAGATTACGAAGAAGCACAAAAAGTTAAAGAAATAAAGAGAAGAAATTATATTAAAGAGTTAGGTTCTCCAGAAGAAAGAAAGAAACTTGAAGAAACTTTAAAGAAAGAAGAAGAAGCTAGAAAGGAAGCTGAAAGAAAAGCTAAAGAAGCTGAAGAAGCTAGAATTGCAGCAGAAAAGCAAGCTGAATTAGAAGAAAAGCAAAGAGTAGAAGATGAAAGAGTTAAGAAAGAAGAAGAAGCTATTAGTTATAAAATGGCTAAGAAAGAAGAAGCTCATAGAGTTGGTAATCTAAATGATTTAGCACCTGTACCAGAAAGGGCACCACCTGTAACAAGAGGAAGTTATTTCGGAGGTAATAAGAAAAATAAAAGAGCTGAAGTAGTGAGAAATATAATGAAAGAAAAAGGTTTAAGTATGATAGAAGCTTCTAAATATGTTAAACAACACAACTTATATTAATTATAAAAATCAAAATATAAATACATATAAATATTTAGTTTCTAAATATCTATATATATGGGTAGTCTAAGAAATAAGACAATTGTTGAAATCCTTAATTATGAAAGGGGGATGAATAAAATCATTCTTGATAGAACTATAGAACAAGCAAAACTCCTAAATGAATCAAGAAATCCACCTGGTAATAGAGACATTAAATTTGAAGCGTTAATCGGTGAATTAGTTAATAAACTTAAACAAACTATAGAAGAAGCATCTGCTGCAATTAAAAATACACAATTCGAAAAATTGGGTTTAGGTGAAATAAAAGAAGCAATGGATTTTCCTACAGGTGCTGTTCCAGATAATAGCGAAATTGAATCTGGTTCTGAATATTCTACAAGTGAAGGTGAATGGCAGAGCGGACCAACAAAAATGACACCTGCTAATGCACCAATACAAGGACCTAAATTAAAAGCAGCAGGTAGAAAAATGAGTAAAGCTCTTCAAAGTCAAAAAGCTAAACCAAATAGAAGAAAAGGTGGTGGTGAAAGTGACGAAGAAGAAGAAGATAATAAAGAAAATAAAAAAGAAAGTAGAGAAAAATTAGAAGAATTAAAGAGTAGTGCATCTAATATAGAAGAAATAGAAAAGAAAATATACACAATAGTTTCTGAATATAATGGTATCATATCAAAAATATTAGAAGCAACACAACCTCAAGGAAAGTTCGCAACTAGACAATCTGTAACTCAAACTAATATTCAATTTTTAGGTCAAATAATAAGAGATATAGAACAACCTTTAAGACAATTAGCATATGAATTAAGTAGTTCTGAATATCCTGAAGTTCAAAATTATTTTAATTTAATATCAAACTTTGTTCAAGTAGTTCAAACAAGTCCTCCATTCCAAAAGATAAATTTTGATGCTTATAAACACGCGAAAATTGATTTCCAAGGAATGAACCAAGCTTTAGTAGTTAATGAAGCATCTTATATAGCTGAAGTTAAATCATATGGTAGAAGATTATCTTATAGTCTTGCTAAGTTATACAAACAACAACAAGCATTTAATTTTAATAATAGTATAAGAAATGTTAATACTAAAATGTTTACAGAAGGTAATAAAGTATTAGATGATAAAATTAGAGATACAGAAAATCTACTAAGAAAAGTTACTGAAGAAGTTCAATTAGTAAATACTAGACCTCCTCTCTCTGCAGAACAAAAAACAAATGCTTTAAGAGCTTTAGAAAGACAACTTCAAGTAACTGAGACAGCATTATTACCTCCTATATTATCTCAATACACTGTTGAGTCAGCAAATCCTAGACCTGAAGCTAGATATCAACCTTATGTTGAAATGAAAGTAACTCCTTCTGTTTTCCAAGATAGAGGTGATACACAACAACCAGAAAGACCAAAAATGTCAGAACAACAAAAAGAAGCTGTAGGGAAAAAAATAGAAGTAATGGAAAGAGAATTAAATGGTCCTCTAGCAGAATATGGTTTAGACTCAATTGAAGATGTAGATGAATTATCACCAGGAGAAGCGATTAATGTATTGATTGCTGAATTCGGAAGAGGTGCAGTTAGAGCTAAAAAATTGGATGACGCACGAGTAAGAGAAATTTTGAAGGACATAGTTGAAGGTGTTAAATCAACTGATGAATATTCTGCTTTCTTCCACGGCAAACAATTATCAGCACCAGCACCAGCACCAGCACCTTTATTATTAGAAGATGGACCAGTACCCACACAACCAAAATTAGTAATAACTCCTTTAGGTGAAAAAGTTCTCAGTCAAGTTGCTCCTATAGAAAAGATACCTAAAAAGAATTTAGGACCTTTAGGTGTAGCACCTCCAAAGCCACAACCAGTACTTCAACTAACAGATGGACTTGAAGGTATGAAAGGTAATGCATTAAAAGCCTATGCAAAATCTAAAATACCAAATTTCAAAGTTACTAATTCGGATAAAGGTGGAAGAAAATCTGATGCTGCAATAAGAACTGAACTAAGAGCATTAGGCATTTCTGGTAGTGGTAGAAGAAAGAAAGGTGGAAGTGGCGGACTAGCTGATTTGCTTTCTACAAAAGAACAACAACAACATAATAGAATGGGAGTACCTGTTTCAGATGACCAAGCAATCCAAGCAGAAATGATTGCACTAGCCAAGAGATTCCAAGAATTAAGCAATCCTATCCACTCTACTAATATTGGTAAATTATATCCTTTTTATGAAAAGGACCCTGCAACTAAATACATATTTGCTGATATGTTAAGAAATACAAATAGTCAAAAGCATCCAAGAAAAAATGCATTAGGTGCTGACTATAGTTTATTACAAGGTTCAATTGGTGGTCCAACTGAATATCCTAAACAACCTAAGAAACCTTCAAAGAGAAAAGTGGTTACTGCAGCAGAAGCCACACAAAATATACTAGAAGGTAGAGGAAGAAAAAAGAATCCTAAAGCATTACATAAATTGAAATTCAATGACGAAAAAAATGAGATGTTTGATTAAAGTTTTAAAATAAAAAATATAATATTATCTATATAATATTATATATGCCATTCAACTTAGAAGGAGAAGGAAAACTTTTAGGACAAATAGAAGGAGGTAAATTTAATAAAAAATTTGTTTATATTACGGATAAAGATAGCGATGAAGTTTCAAAAAATCTTCCTCACATTCATATTGGAGATGTTGGAAAGTTCCAACAAATTCCAGACCCAGATTTAGAAAGACAAATTATATATATATTTGGTCCATCTGGTTCTGGTAAATCAACCTATGCTCGTAAGTATATAGACCAATGGAAAAAGAAACATAAAGACGGAGAAGTGTTTCTTTTTAGTTCATTACAAGAAGATGAAAGTTTAGACCCAGTCGGACCTATTAGAATTAAGATTGGAGAAAACTTATTAGATAAACCTCTAGATGTAGAACAGTTTGAAGATTCATTAGTTATATTTGACGATATTGATGTTATTAGAGATAAAGATTTTAAAGAGGCTGTCTACGATATTTTAAATTCAATATTAGAAACTGGTCGTCATTTTCATATTGATTGTATATTAACTAATCATTTACCTTCTAATGGAAAAGATACTCGTAGAATTTTAAATGAAACTCATAGTATTACTTTTTTTCCTTTATCAGGAATAACTCGTCAGACTAAATATTTCTTAGAAAACTATGCAGGGTTAGACCCTAAGGAAATTAAAAGATTAAAAAAGTTGGGCAGCAGATGGGCTACGATTTTCAAATCGTATCCTATGTGTGTTATGACAGAAAAGGATTTATTTACTTTTGACGACGAAGACTAAAGTTGGACAATAATATTTTTAGGTTTTTTAATATAATCTTTTTGTTGTCCTTGGCTGTGTGCCATATCAGAAGCATCCTTAGTTTGTTCTTCAAGTGTTTTACCATATTTACCAGTTAGGTAAATATGACGCAACATAGAACTACCTACAGCTTTATCAAATATCTTATTTAATATTCTAGTAATACTATTAACTTTATCTAGAGGTTGTTTATTAGGATATACTAAAAAATAAGTATCTTGATTTTTTTTATTTACTTTTAAATTAGGATGGTGTAAAAAGTATTTAGATAAAGCTTTCCATAAGTCATCAGATATATTTATTATTTGAGTTCCATATTTAGAACTTGTTTTATAAGAATTAAATATAAATTGTTTTTTAACTGTATCAAGATAATTATTTTCTTTTGACAAGTCTGGACTATAGTTATCTGTTATTTTCATTACTTGATAGTCTTTATTTCTACGGGGAGAATTATGAATATAGAGCGACAAGATTGTATAACTTAATAAAGTATTATATTGTTGTTCAGATATAAGTTTGTTTTTATAAAATAAATCAACTTCTTTTTCAAGGTTATCGTAAGTCTTTTTTACTTCTTCCCAAGACATCCAATTTTTTTCTTGTGTTTCTGTTAAGTCATTAGGATTAACTTCTTTGTTTATTTCTTCGTTCTTCTTCATCATTAAAGAATAATATTTATCGTGAAGCTTTTTAATTAGTGGTTTATCAGATAAAGATAATACAGATACAATACTAATTAAATAGTTTCTTTTTGTATTCTCTTTATATCCATCTAATCTGCGTTGGATTACTTCTAAGTTTTTTAAGAAATTAAAGTTTTTAAATACTTCATCTCCATTTAGTTTTCTGAGATTTCTTAAATAAGCTTGTATTGAAGAGTCAGAGAGGTGTTTTTTGTCTTTCATTTGTAGTGTTAAATCTTCCATAAAAGAAACTTTACTCATTATATAAATCTAGAATATTTTTTACGGTAAAGTATTTTTATATTTTTTACTTTTTTTCTCTTTCTTAATTATGTCAGTATCTACCCTTTTTAATATCTCAGTAATTAATTTCTTTTGTGGTTTATCTGCTAGCTTCTTATTTTTCTTTTCAGTATTTTTATTTTCAAAATTAGTTGAAGATATTTTAAATACTTTAACTTTATTTTCTGGTGGTACAATTAGTTTATTACCATCTTTTATTTCGTATTTACCACTTAACAATCCATAACATAGACAACAAGCTTTACAAGGTAATTCTCTAAAGGTATCTCCATCTTTATCTTTTTGTCTTAATATTACTTCCATATATATTGATTTATCATCATATATTTTACCATCTAATGCACAAAGAAACATTCTTATATACTTTACCAGAGAATATTTATAGCTAAATTATTTGGACTTAATTTATTTGACTTCCAGTCCCCTCTAGCCTTCTTTGCTCTTGCCCTATAAGCCTTGCGTTTCTTATCTGCAGTTCCCTCGGGTAATTCTCCTTTACTTTCTAACCAACTATAAATAATATAATCAAAATAATCAACCTTACCAAAACATACTCCGTCATAACATAGTTTATGGTTTTCATCTTCAGCCATAGAAAGTTTGTCAGGGTCATAACCAGATGCTTTAGCAAGTTCTTTTGCTTTCTTCATATATATATTATGTGTTAATCCAACTTCAGCTAGTTGTTTATGGAACTTAACCATTGAACCACCACAAGCACCCATACATCCACCGCACTTACGACAACCAGCTTCTAATAAGTTATTATCTGCTCTATTTGGTGTCAATATACTATTTATAGCTTGGACTTTTGCTGAATCAAGTCTATATGGGCTGGCTGTAGTTTTATCTAATACTCTTCTTAGTTCTGATTCAATAGTTATATGTCCTACTCCTGTTGTTTTTGTATTATTGTATCTATCTAATTCATTAGCTATATCAAATATTTGTTTTGTTGTTATATCTGGTTTATATATCATATTTATTATTTGTTGTCTTCTTTCTAATGTCAAACCACCATCTATAAGTCGTTTAAAAGTTTTAGTATCACCACCTGATAAATTACCACCTGACATTCCAGGCTCATAATTGAGAACTAAGAATTCTTTTGTTTTTTTAGTTTGTCCTCCTTTAGTCTTTTCACCTACATACTTAGTTGTAATAGGAATTATTTTATAACCTTTAAATAGTTCTTTATCAATATTAGATTTACCAATAGATAATAAGAACTTACCTTTTATTGTATGTAGTACTTTTGCTAGTTCTACAAAATCAATAGCAGGGAATCTATAAGCTCCTTGACTTTCTCTAACTGGAGGGTCTAGATAAAAGAAGGTGCTAGGTTGATTATATTTTTTGATTACTTCTTTGTAGTCAGATTTAGTTATATCAACACCTTTAAGTCTTTCTTGATAACCTTTAAAAGAAGTATTGACTCTTGGTTTTCCAAAACTTAACCCTCTACCAAAATAACTTAGTTTATATAACAGATATGTTTTAAGAAACTTATGGTATGCATCTTCTGGTTCTGATTCTTGAATCTCTTCAAAATCTTTTTTAGTATAATCGCCGTTAATATCATCAGCTATTCTTTTTGCATCATATGTTTGTAATCCTTTAAATAGAGTATATATATCAGGGTCAATATCATTTACTGCTTCTTTATGTTCATCTTTATTTTTATAGAAATAAATAGAACCACCTCCGACAAATGGTTCTACATATGTTGAATATGATTCTGACTTAGGAAAATAATCATCTACAATTTTTCTCTTTAGTAATACTTTGCCTCCAACTCTTGCAGTAATAGGTTTTAGACCACCTTCTAATCTTTCGCTTCTTCCAATTGCTTTCATTTGTTTTTCAGCTCTCTCTTCTGTTAGTCCTTCTTTACTAAAACATTTGGTATCATCTTTTTTACAGACTTTATAACCATCTTTGACTTTTTTAATATAATAAGGCATATTTATATATTAATATTTAGAAAATAAATATTAATATTTAAGAATAGTTTATGTTTGTAATTGTTCCATTTGTTTTTCTAATTCTTTATTATTCTCTTCAATTTCTTCTTTAGTTTCTTCTGATTGAGATTCACTTTCAGTTTCAGACAATTCGACTTCAATATGGTTATTTTTTTCAGCAGCATCCCATAATTCTTTGTTGTCAGTTAATATTCTTTTTAATAAAGACCTCTTAGGACCAAATAATTTAAAACGAGCAACTGCTTTAGCTACATTATTAAAAAATACGAATCTTAAATCACTTCCTTCTTCAATATTATTTTCAGTATTTTCCCAATTACCTTTTCTTTCATCTACTCTGTATATAACAGCAAATATTTCAAATAAATCTTCTTCTTTTGGTTTTCCTTCATATTCTTTAGTTAAAATGAAATCAGGTACTCCTGTTAAAACACAGTCTGCGGACATATAATATTAATTAGATTTTTATATATTTTTCCCATAACTTTCTGATTTATTACTTTAGTCTCCCATAGATTAAAGTTATATTTGGATTAACTTTTTTACTTCTAAATGTTTTCTTTTCAAATTTTTGTTTAGGTATGTTTCTGAACCTATAACTGTTTTGTGTTTCTCTATGGAAGTTTCTATCTTCGTTAATAAACTTCTTTGATTCTTCAACAGCCTTTTCTAATTCAATTGGTTTGTGTATTACTACAGCGTGTAAATCATATCCTTCTTTTTTATCTTTTCTTTTTCCTTCAATTGGTATGTTAGGAATCCCAGCTCCTTTTAATTCTTGATATTGTGATAAGAAATGATTTAATACTTCTTTTTGACTGACTCCATCTTTTTTAAACTTAACTATATTCTTATACCAAAGTTCTGGTAGATACTCATATGATAGTTTTAGTTTTTTTAATACTTTATAATCTGGAGACCAATATAATGAACCACCTATATCTAAATCTGATTTTCTAATATATTCTTCAAATAGTAAATCTTTTTTAAATATGTTTTTAATCATATCAAGTAATATTCTTTTTGTTTCTTTATTTGTTTTGTAGAATCCTAACTTACTATAAAAGTTAATAGTCCCTTCTCTTTCAATACTATCTAAATGAATATATTTTATTTTATTATATTCTTTTTCATAGAAAGAATTGTCTGCTACTAATTCTTTTAGTTTTTGAAATAATATTGTTGTTCCTCCAGTTCCACAAGTTGTAGGAATATATATTTCTTCTGTAGTTGGTGTAGTGCCAAATATAAATGATTTTATAATAATAGAGTCGTTTCCTTTTTTCATTCCATATAAATTAACATCGGTCGTAGCATAGTTACCTGTGTATCTTATATAACTATTATTTAGTGCTTTTTGACATAATATATCCCCAAGTTGTTCTGCATAAAATATAATAAATTGTTGAAGTAAATCTAATGCAGCATAATCTGTTTTATAATTATTTGTTTCTTCTGCAGGTTTTGTTTCCATAACAACAGTATATATTTTATTCATTTCTTTAAATCCGTCATATATTTGTTTAAATGTACTATTCAATAATTTAATAGCTTCAGATTTATTTACTTTACCACCAACAAAACTTTTTGTTTTCTTTACGAATTCATCTAAAGTTATTTCAACTAACTTTTCATCTTTAGATTCTAGATAAACTTTAATCATATATATTTATTTAGAAAATATATAATTATAGTATAATAATTCTCACTCTTGAACCACCTGTTATTTTAACTTCATTGTAAGGTTCTTTTTTATCTTGTCTTTCTATACTTCCATCTGGTAATACAACTAATTGACTTTCAATAGCTTCTAATAATTCTGCATCTGAAGTTTTGTTGTTAGGCATACTACCTTGTATTTTAACAGTATAAGCACTTGCTATTTTAAGTAATTGTTTTCTAGATAGCATATTAAATTTAAAAAATTCGTCCATATAGTATAGTTTAGAAATATTTTATATTGTTTAATATATGAATGTTATTACAAAAACTGTTAAACGCATTGTACCTGTTATTCCTGATACCTTCTTCTATACTTCTCTTGGTGTTCGGATGCGAAATCCTATTAATAAAAAAGGAGAGTGGATTGGTTGGACTGCAGAAGAAGTTGCAGAACATTTACAGTCTGTCCGCAACTATACTACTATACACCTTCCTGAGAAATTATCTCCTAATGAAAAATGACACTATTTCATCATAGTTCATTCCTCTTGATTTTTTCATTTGGTTCATATATGAATGAAACCCATCTAAATCTTTTCCTTCTAACATAGTTTTTATTCTTAGACAACAATGTCTTCCACAAGTTTGAATATCTCCGTCTAGTTCTTGATATTTAAAAGGATTATAATTAACTTTATAACCAGCTTCTCTTAATAGTTGAGTTAGTCGTTTTTCACTTTCACCTAATTGTGTTTTTGCAGAATCAGGGATATAGTTAAGTTGCGAGTCAGGCTTACCTCCATAGGAATCAAAGAATTCTACATTACCATTTAGTTTATTAATACAAGTCCAATGACCTGAGTTTTTCTTATCTTCAAATAGTAAAAAGAAATATGATTTGTTCATAGGAAGTAATTCATCTATATGGTTTATATCATTTAAATCATTATAGACAATAATTTTGGCTTTAGGAAAGTATGTTTTGATATCGTCATCTCCCATAGGTTTTTCTTCTATCTCTTCTAACTGTTCTTTATCCATATATATATATTAGATTATTTTTTAAAGTGGGTCTTGAGAAAGTTTTTATTCAGTTTTCAGTTTTTTTCTATAACTTCTATAGAGTCTGTAAAAAAAACTGACTTCTGAATAAAGGCTTTTTTGGAGTTCATATTTTAGGAACTTGAACCTAGTATGTTTAAACGCGATAAAATCTAAAAAAAAATCTCTAGTAATATATATATGGCTAAAAGTTTTAAAGAAGACTTTTTATTTGGAACTCAACAAGAAGACCTAATCCTCCCTAAACTTAATAGTTTTTTTAAAGATGATATTGTTAAATCATCTGTTCATAATTGTGTATATGACTTTAAAGGAACTAACTATTACTATGAACTCAAAAGTAGAAATTTTGACCGTTGGAAATACAGTACTACTTTATTAGGTGCAAACAAAGTATTTACAACTAATCAGATATTCTTATTTAATTTTACAGATGGTTTATATTATATTGAATATGAAAAAGCTTTATTTGATAGTTTTGTGAAAAAAGAGTTTAAGCGATGGAATAGACCAGATATTTGTGATAAACCACAATTATATTATTATATTCCTATTGAAGAGCTTCTCCCTGTTAAGGAATGCGGTAACTGGCGGGACAATTAAACGCATAAAAATACATAAACTGTAAAAAAAAATCTCTAGTAATTTATATGACCTATTACGAGCGTAACAAGGAAAAGATAAAGGCACGCATTGCAGAAAAAAAAGCAGAAGACCCCGAGAAGTTCAAAGCATATAAGACTAAATGGAGAGAAAACAATAAGGAATATGCGAAGGAATACTACGAAAAAAATAAGGAAAAAATTAAAGCTCAGGCTCTTGCCTTCTACTACAAGGAAGTAGATAAAAAAACAGAAGAGCCTGTTATAGACGCATAAACCAAAAAAATAAATCTCTAAAAATTATTTTATACATATAATTATATGTCTAAAATAAGTTTCTCAATTGATGGGCTCAGCTGGTATGCTGGCTCAGGTTCTCAGAATCTCCTCATTTCTCAGATGGATACCAACGACAGATTAATCCACGCTTCTAAAGATAATCGCCATATGTGGGCTTTGATTAAAGAAGATAAAATAATAGAATATGTCAGTAATAACAATTATAATGTTTGTGAAGTTCTCGTTGAGTATCCAAAGAAGTTATATTTTGATATTGATGGCACACCTGAATTAAAGTTGGATACAGTAATGAAAGTTCTATACGATTTTTTTGATAAAGACCCGACACACTGGGCAATATCTGGTTATGAATCTAAAGAAAAGAACAGCTACCATATAATTAATAATTATTATGTAATCTACACAGCCGACGAACTATTGAAAGTCAAAAAATTAGTTCGTTATATCAAACATTCTATTTGTGCAGGCTTTGACGATTTAGTTTATAATAAAAATGGTAATATGAAATGTATTAATCAAAGCAAACCAAAATCAACTAATATACAAAAAATAATTAAAGATACCAATCAGAAAAATCATTTTATCGCTTCATTCATTACAGCTACTAAATCAATTACACAATCAAAACAATTTCAACAATATAGAAATAGTGAAACAATAGACCAATTAACAATCAAAAATAAAAATAGAACTACTACCTCAATATTACCACCAGATTTTACAAATGAGCAAGCACATAATGCAAAAGAATTATTAAAGATAACACCCTCTGCTGATATATCGCACGCTCACCGTTGGAAGGTCGCCTTATTCTGTTATTATAATGGATTAACCGAACAAGAATATTGGGATTGGTTTATGGCTTCAAATCCTTCAGAAATCAGACAAGCTAAGGTCAAATACTTCTACGATGTGGAAATCCCTAAAAGTGAATCTTATGCTGTTTCAATTCCTAACTTTAGAAAATATTTAAGTTTGTGGTATCCTGAATTATTAGAGGAGACACATTTTACTGGACGCTGCTTAGAATCATTCACACTAAACAATTTAGTTCAAATAGATAGAATTGAACCAGAACATTTTAAAATTAATAAGAGAGTCATAGCTTTTAATATTCCTATGGGTGGAGGTAAAACGACAACAACCCTACAATATTTAAAAGACAGTGGAGACTCATTTATATGGCTAGCACCTAGACAAACTTTAATTTCAAATACATCGCACAGAATGAAATCAGAATTTCAAATTGAACATACTTGTCATTTGGATGTAGGGAAGAATAAAGAACCTTTAACTAAAGCTACCAAGCTTTTAATATGTAATCAGTCGCTTCATTATTTAGAAGATAAACAATTATATGACACTGTTATTATTGATGAAATTGAAACAGCCTTAAATAGTTGGGATGATGACGAAACACATAAGGGGGCAATGGCTAATAACTTTAATCGTTTTTGTTATGTCATTCAAAAAGCTAAAAAGGTTTTATTATTAGATGCATTCATTACAACTAAGACTATTAAGTTTTTAAATAATTTAGGTATCAAAACAGAAGACCAAATAATATATAATAATTCAACTATTAAACAAGAGAAGAAATTAGTTTTTAACGACGACTTTGATAATTTATTAAACAAGATAGCAGACGATATTATTAGTAATAAAAAGTTGTTTATTTTCTATGCTTTTAAAAATGCAACAGAGAACGGACATTATAGTATTATACAATTAGATTTAAAAATAAAAGATATTATAAAACAGAAGGACATACAAAATTGTAAGGACCTTAAGAAGGTTAAAGAAATAAATAAGATAGCAACAGAACAATATAAGAATAGTTTGTTATATTATGCAGAAAGCAAAGAGAAGAACAATTTAGGTAATATTAATGAAAAATGGAAAGAAGCAGATTATATTATAACGACTTCTTCAATTACTGTAGGGGTAAATTATGAGGGCTTAGACTATGATAAAATATATTTAATATGCAGTGGCACAGTCAATAATCCTAGAGATATTATTCAATGCAGTATGAGAATTCGTAAGCCGATAGAAAATAATATTGAGTTGTTCTTCTTTGATTTAACAACTAAAGATTTTAAGAAGTATCCAGAATATTATCATAAAGGAAACAATATTTATAAAAGTCTTATTATTGATGTATATACAGAACAGCAAGCAGACTTTAAAGATAGTTTTAGAAAGTTCTGCGACTTGACTGGTTATAATTATAAAGCATTTCCTGATTTGAAAAAAAATAAGAAGAAGGACAGTAAAAAATTTATTAACGATATGTTTGAATCTAGGATGCTTATGGAATATAATAATATAGAAACAATAGACGATTTAGAGATATTAGAAAAATATCAAGAAAGTGTTTATAATAGGTCAGCTACTTTAGAAATGAGAATGGCAGTATCTAAGTATTTTTTTGACGAAAAATTTAAGTTGTTAGATAATAATGATAAATCTTTTATATGGAATAACAGAACAGGAGAATACACAACAGGAATTAAACACCCTTTGATTAAAGATATCATAGAAGAAAACAAAGTTAATAATTTGGCGGAACTTAATTTAAAAAAGCTAGAAGCAACCCAACAATTAAAAGATAAAATCAAAGAGGCTTTCTCGTTTGATATTAAAATGAAGAATCAACTTATAATTAAAACAATTAATAACCTTTTAGGACTTCAAGCAATTATTAAACAAGAAGACACAAAAGGACATCATCAGGGTTATCAGTTCTCCACCTTATTTAATTTAATGAATGATATTAATAATAGGTTAGTAGAATTGAAACAGCAGGCGGAATTAAGCTTTTTAGAAGAAGGAGAAGAGGCGGGTTATAATATTTCAACTGAACAAGGGGCGACATATGCCGATTTTTGGGGGTGGTATAGTAATTTAACAATTAATGAGAGATGCAACATATCCGATGAAAACCGTTGTAAATTTAAGTATTATTTGTTAGAGCCTTAATTTTTAGTTGTATAATAACGACAATATAAAAAATGTTAAAAATTCCTGATATATACACAGGAATTTTTAAAATTTAATAGTATAGTTCTCATCAGAGCTCTAAAAAAGATCCCTGAGACTTTTAGATGGTTTACAACGGAAATATTCAGAAACCAGTTTTTTTAATTAACTTATATAGAGATATTTAAAAAAACTATAAATTGAATAGTTCCAAGGGTCCCGACGGTAAAATATAACTTTTTCAAAACCC